CTGCAACGTCACCTGCAAATAGTAGTGCACCTGTATTACGGATAGATGCCATGTCTGCAAGTACAGCACGTACCTCATTTTCAATCATTGCAGCTAAACGCAAATTACCGAGTTGTGAATAATCAATAGTACTCATTTTTTTACCTTTGGATAGTATTTGTGTGTGTGTGAATTTGTATATACGGATTCATGCACTGTTGACGGTTGTGAACCTATCCGATGTCTGACCATCTCCCGACTGGTAGTAGTCATGTAGTCTATGTGTATTCTATCTCAAAATGTGTTAGGATTGTGTACAATGACAGTATCTGTCAATCAATCATCAACACGTACAAAGGGTCAATCATGAATGCAGACTACTCAGATACAAATCAATACCCCAGAATAGAAACCATACAGAACGTGTCTACAGGTGCTGTACACATCACACTACCACGTGACTGCACATCTGTATCATTTGGGTCACCTGCTGCACTGCACTTTGCAAATGTAGGTTCTGAAAATGACACATTTGGTGCATCTGCAGACATCACATCATATGGGTTTGTACCTGCTAATAACATGTTCAATATGCCTCTAGAGACAGGCAGACAGTCAAACCGTACACTACTGGTGGCCACACAGTCAGGTACAGCTGCACTGCATCTGGTCATCATAAAAGAGAAATAGACCCCACCAGTCAGACCCCCAGTCACAAAAATAGACCCCCAGTCTAGGGGATAGACTGAGGGTCTGGGTGTGTATGTTGTGGGTGTTTGTGGGAAATTACAAACTAACAGCGATATCAATACCTGTGAGATTCTGTACAGATTCTACTGTGACTACAGATGTAGATGTGTAGACTACCTCTAGTTCTACTTTGTTACCTGACCCATCCATAGCAGAGACGTGTACCAGACGTTCACCCAGATTGTGGGTTAACTGTAGACCAGTATTTGCAGTCAATGACTGATTAAAAAATCCTTTTCGGATAGATGACAACATGACTGCAATGTCACCAGAGGCATCATCATATGTCAACAGGTTACCAGCTGCAGGGTCTGCCTGAATACTTTCACGACTACGTGCCTGTGTGAAATACAGGGCACTACCCTCTGACACGTCGTCTGTTGAACCATTGAATGCAATCACACCATTTGTGTAGGTGATAGCAGTACCACCTGACAGATGGGCATCTACCAGACTATCTGCATAGAATTTGTTAGTTGCACCTGCTGTCTGTACGATGTCGTCAGTATTTGCATCTAGTGTGTATTCACCACCATTGAATGTCAAACCCTGACCTGCAGAGAACTCTGCAAATACTGCAGACAGTTGTACTGCAATGTCACCTGATGTACTATTGTATGTCAACAGGTTACCAGCTGCAGGGTCTGCCTGAATACTACCACGACTACGTGCCTGTGTGAAATACAGTGCAGTACCCTCTGACACGTCGTCTGTTGAACCATTGAATGCAATCACACCATTTGTGTACGTGATAGCAGTACCACCTGACAGATAGCTATCTACACGACTGTTTTTATAGAATAGGTTGTTAGAACCCTCTGTAATTTGGTCTGATGTGGCATTTAAACTGAACTCACCATCTGCATATGACAGACCAGTACCTGCACTGAAAAATGCTTTGATTTCAGCTTGGTCTGCAGTGAATTCACCTGTTGCACTGTTGTAGTCGATACCTGCAGAGGCAGACAGTTTTGAACGAATCTGTGCATCTGACAAACCACTGTTTACTAGTTCCCAGTCACTTGCAGTACCAGCTGTACCACCATTGTGAATGTAGGCCTCTGTGGGTGATGGTGATGTCAAAAATACAATGTCACCCTCTTGAAAGTTCGACCCTGTGTAGACATTCGAGATGAATGCAGACAAATCTGCCTCTGAACTATTGACAGTCACACTGGTGATGGTCAATGGGTCAATCTTTAATTTGTTGACACCGTTGTCTGCTACTACAGATGCATAGTTTGCAGAGTCTGGGTGAATACCGTTGAGTACGTTACCGTGTAGATAACCACGTGTGATGACGTGATTGTCATTTGATACTGTACCATTTTGTTTGATGAGACCCTCAAATGTGACCTCTGGTGCTAAAAAACGTTGTGCCATGTGTTGTATACCTCTATGTGCATATGTTGTGATTCACGTGAATGATGGAACATTCAACGATAGTATATCACCCCAGATTCTGTTGTCTGAAATGTGACAGTAAATGTCAGGTCATTGTTATAGGTGATGTCACCATACACCTGATGACCATCAATCTCTATCCACACTACAGGCCTGTACCCCAGACCATGTGTGATGACAATAGTAGATAGGTTTGTAAAGTCATGACGTGATGGTACACCTGCACCATCACTAAATAGAAATGTAGCCATGTCGACCCTCTAGAATTTGAATGGTGATTCAGTTTTACCAGATTGACTGTAGAATGCCTGTCTGATGGCGTCTCTATTCTGGGCATAGAATGCAGGGTCTGTGGCACGTTGCAGTATGTCATTTGGCACAGGTGCACCTGTCTGGGCAGCTACACCACGGTTTGATGCAGGTGGTTGTACCTGTTGTGGCATCTGGGTCTGTTGTACCTGCTGTGGCATCTGGGTCTGCTGTACCTGCTGTGGCATCTGGGTCTGCTGTACCTGCTGTGGCATCTGTTGTTCTGTGGCAGGTGTCTCTGCAGATGGTGACTGAATGAATGGGCGTAGAACTGCAGGTGCAGTGTCAGGTGCATCATGAATAGACTGCATCCAGTCAGACAGAGACATCTGGTCTTTTTTGTTACGACCCTGCATCTCACGTTCATATGCCCATTCTACTGCATCACGTACACCATTGTCATTGATGCCATATTGACTGATGACTGTGTGTCGTTCATATCGACTATTTGCAGTAGATAGTTCACCACGTAGTGATTCTACCTGCTGTGTCAGATTGTCGACTAGACCGATTTTTGCAGATGCCTCATCTAGTCTTGCCTGATATTCTGACAGCTGTGATTCTGTGGCAGTCAGTTTCTCTGAATATTTTGCTATACGTTGTCTGACTATCTCGTCTACATGTGACTTTGCAACGTATTCTACACCATCGTGTGTGATTGTATTTGACATGATTAACCCTTTGTATGTGTTGTTAGAATGTTAGATTGTCGTTTTGAATTTTCAATAGTTCACGTTTGGCATCTGTGTCATCAAAATCTGGATGCAGTATTTTCATGGCATCGACCTTTGATATCAGACCAGCTGCTAGTAGTGCTAACATGTTTTCCCTCTGTTCTTTACTTTCCTGTGGTGACAGTGGTATGGCATGATACTCTACTCTATAACCAGTTTCAGGGTATGATGTACCCATGTATCTATTTGCGATTTTGGCAGATATCTCTAGTGTCTCTACATCTGCACGTCTGAATGATGGTGCATACTTTCTTTGTGATTCACGGAGACTACTACGACTGATAGCGATAGCATATCCACTACGTGGGTCACCTGACATTTTCTGTACGTCTGCAGGATTGATACCCATGTATGAACTGATTCTACGTTCATAGACTGTGATAGATTCTAACATCTGACCCACATCACCACCTGCCTGATACTGTCCTATCTGGGGCTGTTGTCCTGCCTGTAGGTCTGGGTCTGGGGTGAACACCAGAATAGATGCAGGGTCAGATGCTATGGCCTGTCTACGTGATTCTAGATTGTTGTCAAATGTATCTAGACCTGCCAGTGTTGCACCCAGTAAATATCTCTGTGGGTGAGAACAGTCACGACATAGATGCAGAAAATAGGTATACAGTACAGCTGCATTCAGTGCACCCATCACACATTCACGGTTTGCATATGCATCGAATAGATGACCATGTATCTCTGCATGGTACAGACTGTATGGCAGAAATGGTACACCTGCACTGTCTCTGTACGGATATGCAGCACCTGACATGGCCTGACCTAGATATTTCTCAGTCACATCATCTGCACGTTCACCATTTTGATTCACTGTATAGATTTCATAGACAGGGTTTTGTGGGTCTTTGATTGACAGATGGTCTACTGTCCATTCATGTTTATTGCATTCATGACAGTATCTCAGTCGTGTTTCTCTGATGGTGTGTGGCCTCGATGGGTCGCCTGCACTGGCATCTGCATCTACCATGTCCACAGTCACAATACGATACAATAGACCCTCTGCATCATCTGTCATGTCTACACGTATAAAACATTCATTCATGCCCAGTGTGTAGTACTGTACTTTCTGCATCATTGACCACAGGCCTGCAGCATTGACCAGACCCTCACGACCTACCAGACCCTCTGCAGTCTGGTCATCTGTCTCTGTCACACTGACTGTAGGTGGTTCTACATACAGACCACACAGTGCATCTACACTGGCCTTGAATATGTTAGATGACATGTCAGGTACACCCCATGTGGCCTGACGTGATTCAGGTATGTGGTTTGATATCTCGTCTATCAAATCCTGCAGCCATTGACCACACAGCATACGTCTACGTAAGCCTGAATGTTCAATACGTCTCTGTGTCGTCTGATTTGTATGCAGTGGCATAGGTGGTATTTGATTATTTGTGTACATGGTTACCTACTGATTTTTGAATGTTTTGGTGCACGATACTGTATATCTATAATAGGCATTGTAGCATATCTGAGTGCATCTATACAGTGTTTAAACTCTGACATAGTATCCATACCCCCAGACTTTTTCATAGCCCAGAACTTTAAAGATTTGATGGTACGTTCTGCACGTGGAAATATCTGAAATCTAGAATCACACATCAGTTCATGCAGTGCCTGACAACCATAGTAGACAGAGTATTTTGGTTTGTATGCTGTCCTGATTCTGAATGGTAGTTTTGTCTTTTGATATCCTAGTACATGGGCAAATGCAGACATCAACATAGTATTCGACATTCTACCCCCATTATTTCTAGACCCACCATGTGACCTGTCACCTGTCCATCTCTGAATGTGTGCTATGTCTAGACCATTTCGTTTTATCATTGCAATGATTGATTTTGCATGTACCTCTGCAGATGCACCATCTGCCACATATTCATCTACCACATACACTACTGGTTT